CCGGCGTGACCCGATGGCCATGCCAGTTAGTGAACCCAGCGGCCATGTGGAGAGACATATCAAGAACAACGAAAGTCTTGCCGCTGCCGGACGGGCCGTGGACCATCATTAGCGACTGCCTTTGCAGCCAGTGCTTGATTAGCCAGGATATTGGGGCTGGCTGGCTGGCCATGTCGTCGGCTTCGACGAGCCAGCCGTCATTCGGAGGATTTAGCAGCCCGGCAAGGTCATGGCCATTGACGGCATAGTCGTTAGCGTCGCCTTGGATCGGCGGCATAACTACCCGTGCGCCATATTTAGCCGATGCTTGATCCGCATAGTTCCGCCCGACGCCAGATGCGTCATGATCGGCAACGATGACAATTTCCTGCGCTTCGCCGTGGGCCTCTCGAATGCGTGCCACGCACGGCGGGAGCTGGCTGGCAGAATAGCTAATATAGACCTGATGCCCGGTGACCTCGTGGATCGTGGCCGCCGTGGCAAACCCCTCGGCAACGTAGATTTGCTTACCTTCTTGGTGTGCGCCGATTGCCCAGTGACGGTTTCCTGTTGCCCCGCCGGGGAGATATCGCTTGGTCGAGTCGGCTTCAATGAATTGCAACGAGGATAACGGTCCGCCTAGGCCATCGAATAGCGGGACGATTAGCCTGCCGCTTCCGTCTACCCGAGCGCCATGGGGTTGGATTTTCTTTTTCATTAGGTACGGGTGATCTGCGGCGGCGGGGGTGGCTTTTGCCCAGATATCTTCTGCCTTGGAGCTGGCGTCGTCTCGCTGCTTGGCCAGCTCTGTGTCGCGCTTGGCCTTTGACTCCTGGGTGCGCCGGGTGATTTCCATGCGCTCGACCGGGGACAATTCCCGGCCCATATTCTGGACCCATTTTATCGACGATCCGTCGCGAAAATCGCCAAAACGAGCAAACCCAATGCCTGAATTATAAGCGATATACCAGCCCGAGAGGTCGTTACGCTTTTTGTTATTTGTGGGGAATCGGTGAAAATTTCCATCAAAAACAATGTCGGGAGGGGATAGCCCCTCCTTTGCCATTGCGTCGGCTAGCTGATGCTCAGGGGGGGCGACATATTCCGGCCCCGGCGGCTTAAATGCTCCGCCAAATAAATGCGTTATGTCCGCCATTTGTGGTGATCCCCTGAAATTTTATTGATGATGCATCGGGCGCGGCGAAAGGTCAAGACGGCGAATGATCGGAGACGGTAAACTTATTTTGTTCATTGCCCCATGCGTCCCAACCGGGCCAGCTGGCTTTTTTGGCCTTTTTCATGTCATCACATCCTCGCTAGAGAATTATTCCGGCTTTCGCCCTCGCCACGGCGGCATGGATTGCAAAGCCGATGGCCGGGGCCGGTGGAGACAATCGACTGGCCACAGCACATGCAGGCCCGGCGCTTGGGATATCCCGGCTTAGAGGTAACCACGGCGGGCTTGCCGTGATAGCCGGTTTTGCCTGCCCGGATAGACTCCGAGCGGTAAACAACTGAAGCCTCAGACCGCTCCAGGACTTCGGATATTTGCGCCCATGTCTTGCCTTCACGCTTGAGCGCGACAAGGACTTCATCCTCATGGCGGAGCCAGCGTTTTTTTGATTTAGTGGTCATTGTATCCCCCTATTTAGTAAGTTCATGAGCGCGGCATCGGGAGCAAAGACTCTCCCACACCTCATTAGGCGCGTGAACTAGCCATGCTGGTCCGCCGTTTGGCAGAGAGACATAATTAAAATATTGACACTCGGAGCGGAGGCTATTAATTCGCTTGGCAAACCGGCATGTCGCTATTTTCCGATCGTCCTTCTGCTGGGGCTTGGGATTGCAACAATCATGATGATGATCGTCACTATTATATACATCATCCCCCCATGCCTCTGAACAGGATGGGAGTTCAGTCAATCCTGTCTGCTTTCTGGCGAGAATTTCCTTAGCGAGCTTTTCGCCTTCTGACCGTTCCCTTTCGAGATATTCCAAGTCCAGAATCCTATTATTCATCTCGGCTTCCTCCGGGCGATTTCATCGGCGTGATCCTGGCGAATATCTGCGATTTGGTCGGCATATTCGCGCTGCAGATAAATCAGCACATCAGACATTAGTTGCCCTTTCGGCGTGATTCGATGCTCTGCGAAATATGGTCTGACATCTCTTTGCGTGCGCAGAGTGCCGAAGAGCCATGGGTCCAGCGTGCCATCTTCACAGGCCGTGCATTCGCCTTCGGCCTCGGCAAGGATGTATCCGTCCTGAGAAAATTCGTAGGTGAAAAAAAATGAATTCATGGTCTAGCCTCCTTCTCTGCTTGCATCTTCCGTCCCAGCCACCGGCAATATCGGCGGGCATTCTCTTCCATCTCCTGGCGGCGGCGTTCGTCCCACTGCGCGGAAATCGCACTATCGTGCAGGAATTGATTAATCCGGCGCTCTTGGGCTAATGCCCATTCGGTTTTGGGTGTCATAATTTAGGCTCCTAGTTTTCGCGGTTGGCACTATGCCGGTTGCGATACGCACACCTTAGTCTCCTGATGTTCCAATTTGAACTGCATTTTTTGCATGTCTGCTATGCGTTTTGAGCATTGGGTGTGTGGTTCGCCACATGCCATTATGATTGGGCAACCGGCACAGCGCCGACCACACAGGAGAACGAAAATGAAAATCAATCTTTTGACCCGCGACGAAGCCATCTTGGAAGTCGGCCTAAATGCCGTCCACCGGGCGGACATTGATGAGCCGCGCCTCGTGCGGATCACCCAATATAACCAGCTCGAATATATTGGGTACGTAGACTGCAAAGACCTGGAAGGCGAGTCCAGGGTGCTTGCAGCCTACTATCTGCGCGACAACGACGACGCCGCGCCGGAGTGGGGCGATGATCAAGACCCCTGGGAGATTGACGGCTACACCGTAGATTGATTCTTCCCTGGGGCGGTGCGCCGCCCCAGCATAGAGTTAATCAGAGTTGACTCTGCCCGGCCCGTCTGGGTAAATTTAGGCACAGGACAACCGGCATCCCGCCGACCGTCCCAATGGAGGAAATACCATGGCAGTTTCACTGGCCAATGTCTCGCGTCGGCAGGAGCTTAAGCCGCCGCTGATTACTATCCACGGCATTCCCGGAGTGGGGAAGACGCACTTTGCCGCGTCCGCGCCGAACCCTATCTTTATTATGACCGAGGATGGTCTCGGCAAGCTAGAGGTGGATCACTTCCCGCTCGCGACCTGCTTTAATGACGTTATGGATGCTCTTGCGGCCCTTTATAGCGAAAAGCACAAATTCCAAACGATGGTCCTGGACAGCCTGGATTGGCTGGAGCCGCTGATTTGGGCAGAAGCTTGCCGCCAAAATGGGTGGAAATCCATCGAGGATGCGGGATTCGGCAAGGGTTATGTGGCCGCCCTGACCATATGGCGTCGGTATATCGACGGGATCAATGCGCTGCGCAACGACTCGGGGATGGCGATCATTCAGATTGCCCATACCGACATCAAGCGATTTGACTCGCCTGAGCATGACCCGTATGACCGATATGTCATCAAGCTCCACACCCGCGCCAGCGCACTCATTCAAGAGCATTCGGACGTGGTGCTTTTTGCCAATTACCGGGTCGCCACAAAGGGCGCGGACGTTGGATTTAATAAGAAAGTCACCCGCGCCGTTGGCTCTGGCGAGCGGCTAATGTACGCCAATGAGCGCCCGGCTTTCCTGGCTAAAAATCGCTATAGCTTGCCTGACGTGATGCCATTGTCATGGGACGCATTCTCCACTGGCCTCTCGACGGGCATTGTCACGGAGGAAGCTAGCGATGAATGACGGCGACAAAGAAATCAACGATCTCGCCCAAGAATGGACTGGGTACAAGGCGGCGGAGAAATTTGCTGTCGAGCGCAGACGGGAGATTGAGGATCGCATGGTGGCGTTGATGCGCGTCAAACCCGACGCCGAAGGCACAACCTCGGTCAAAACCTCGGGATATGTGGTCAAAGCGGTAAGCCGCCTAGATCGCAAGATCGACGCGGACAAGCTGCACGACGCGGCCATTGAGGCGGGGCTCTACGACCAGCTCAAAGTGCTATTCCGCTGGGAGCCCAAGGTCAACGTCGCGATCTGGAAGCAGACCTCAGAAGATGTCACCGGTCCACTTTCGGTGGCCATTACGACCGTCCCAGGGCGGCCATCTTTCACAATCCAAGATAGGGAGTAAGGCACTATGGCAGTTTTTTCCTTCTCTAAAACCCAAGCGGAAGAAGCCCACCGGGACGGCGATGGGGAGTTCCCCCCCATTCCGGCGGGCTGGTACCCGGCGACGATTAATGCAATCGAGCTGAAGCGCACCCAAGCGGGGACGGGGGAATTCCTCAACTTTAAGTTTGAGATTTTCGGCCCGAATTATTCGGGGCGGATGGTTTTTTCGGCAATCAACGTCAAAAATCCCAGCGCGGAAGCCGAGCGCATTGCGCATGTCCAGCTTGGCAAAATCATCGAAGCTATCGGAATCGAAAGCTTCGAGGATACCGACACGCTGCTTAATCGCCAGCTCGAAATCAAGCTGGCGGTAAAAGCTGCCACGGAAAAATATGCCGCCGGAAACGATGTCAAGGACTATCGCGGCATCGGCAAGGGTGACGTGGCGTCGCCAGCAACTGCGGCAAAAGCACCCGCAACTGCGGCACCGGCTAAAGCAGCAACATCCGCCCCCTGGGAGCGAAAGTGAAACTCCCACCACGCATAAACTCGATTGGTGCGCTCATCGAGGCGCACCATGAGAGCTTGCGGGAAAGGCCGCGTCCGCATATGGGCGCGTCCGTTCTCGGTCACTCTTGCGAGCGATGGCTCTGGCTGTCGTTTCGTTGGGCGGTAATTGAACAATTTTCGGGCCGGATGCTTCAGCTTTTTGATCGCGGCAAGCGAGAAGAAGATGTGGTCCTGGCCAATCTCCGAGCCATAGGCATGGAGATAGACGGAACGCAGGATCGTGTGGATTTCGGCTGTCACATAAGCGGAAGCACGGACGGCGTAATAAAGTCTGGCGTGCCCGATGCGCCCAAGACGGCACATGTCTTGGAGATAAAAACCCACTCTAAGAAATCGTTTGACGAACTCGTGGCCAAAGGCGTCAAGGCAGCGAAGCCGATGCACTGGGCACAGATGCAGGTCTATATGAAGGGTCTAGGTCTAACGCGAGCGCTGTATTTTGCCGTCTGTAAGAATGACGATGCCATTCACACCGAGCGCATCGAATATGATGCCGATGCGGCCAACATCCTGGTCGAGCGCGGCAAGAGAATTGTCTTAAACCCGCG